CTCCAAGCCGCCGAGCAGCAGATGCAAGCCATGGCTAAAGAGATGGAGCAGATGCACGGGATGCTACAGAACGTGGCTAAGTCGATGGAAATGAAAGACATTGAGATTAAAGAAAACGCCAATTTGATTAAAGCCTTTGATGCTGAAACTAAGCGTATTTCTGCAATTCAAGCCTCTATGTCACCCGAGCAGATTCAAGACATTGTCTTAGGTACAGTTCATGGCATGATTACCTCGGGCGACCTGATCAGCGAAATGCCTGTGCGTGGGCAAGCTGAGATGCAAGAAGATATGGGTATGGATCAAGGCATGATGCAACCACCTATGGATCAAGGTATGCCACCCGAACAAATGCAACCGCCGCCTGAACAGATGCAACCGCCCCCAATGATGGAGCAACCACAATGAAGTGCAATGAATTTTTAGGAATGTTTTTCCTTGCCCGCGACGTGACGCATTCGGTGCATTTGAACACTCGCTCTTACGCCAAGCACAAAGCACTCCAAAAGTTCTATGAGAACATCATTGACTTGGCTGATTCGTTTGCAGAAGCCTACCAAGGGCGATATGGCTTGATCGGGTCAATCACTTTGCACTCGGCTAAAACAACGTCTAACGTGACTGAATTTCTTGAAAGCCAACTTGAAGAGATTGAAAATTGTCGCTACAAGGTGTGCGACAAAGACGATACGCCGCTTCAGAATCTGATTGACGGGATCATTGAGCTTTACTTAACAACGCTCTACAAGCTGAAATTTCTTTCGTAAAGGATTATCGTGGAACTTCTTAGACCAGTTAGTGATGCTATTTTTGCGGCTAAATCGGTTGCTTTCACCGGTACTGCCGGTTCGACAGGCACATGGCCAGCGGGGCCTCAAGGCGTACTGATTTGGTCAACGACCGATTGCTATGTGCGGGTGGGGCCAGGCGTGACTGCCACCACTTCCGACACCCCCGTGCCGTCTTATACCCCCATTACGTTCTTTGTGCCTTACATCACGGGTGAGCCGTGGCGTGTGAGTGCTATTCAGATTAGTACGGGCGGTACGGTCTACGCCAAACCCATCAACAAGGAATAACATGGGGCGCTTGCGTAATGGCGTGGGGGTTGGGATTAGCAACATCCCTACGTTGTCGTCTAGACGCCCTTTTAGCCCCCTGTCGCTTTTTGCTGACGGCAGCCAAGGTGTTTGGTATGACGATAGCAACACCGATTCAATGTTTCAAGACTCAGCGGGAACAATACCCGCCGCGCTTGAATCTCCTGTTGGCAAACAACTTGATTTGTCAGGCAACAATAACCATCGTACACAAACTACAGACGCAAAACGCCCGACCCTGTCGGCGCGGTATAACTTGCTGACGGATACTGCTGTTTTAGCCACACAGTCAATTACCACCGTAGCAACTAGCTACACCATTTACTTTACGGGTTCAGGTTCGGTAACATTGGCGGGAACTTACATTGGTTCATTTACCGCAGGAACAAACACGTTTACCGCCACTGCTGGTACGTTGGTTGTGACGGTTACAGGTTCAGTATTAACCGCTGACATTCGGCCTACTAATCAAACTGTAACGCTTCCTGCTTATCAAGCGGTGACAAGCAGCACTGTCTACGACACCGTAGGATTTCCTCAGTACCTTAAATACAACGGCTCAAGCTCATCACTTGCAACGGCAAGCATTAACTTTACTGCTACGGCTCAGATGAGCGTGTTTAGTGGTTTGAGAAAATTAACTGACACAGGTTTTGGGGTAATTTCAGAGTTAAGTAGTAATGTTGATTTTGCTGCGGGTGCGTTTCTTCTTGGTGTGCAAACATCATCAAGATATTATGTGCAAACTGGGGTAACCGCAGCTAGAGTATTTGGAAATGTAACCGCACCTTCAACGCCGGTTCCTGTAACAAATGTTATTTCAACTGTGTATGATTCATCTCTTTCGGGAACTGCACAAATAGCCGTAAGATTAAACGGCAATACTGCAACTGCATCTTTGACTGTAACGGGAACCGGCGCGGTTGGAAATTTTGGCACTTATCCCCTTTATTTTGGCGCACGGGCGGGTACATCTCTTTACTTAAACGGTCAAGAATACCAAACCATCATAGTCGGAAAAACCTTGACCGCTGCACAAATTGCAAACACTGAAACTTACGTTAATAGCAAAGCAAAGGCATACGCATGAGCGACTTCACACAAGCTACCGTTATTGTTGCAGCAGTCGATCAAGCCGTTGCACAAGCTGAGATGGGTGATACAGTCTTTACTACGGGTGCATCTCCCAAGGGTAAGTTACCCGCAACTGTTTATTTCACCTCCGGCCCGTGGTCAAACGCTGAAATGGAAAAAATGGCAAATGTTGTGACATGGCCTAAGAAGATGTATTTTGGCGACAATTGGCAAAACGCACTTGACCAGCTTAAATTAAAAATGATTACAGAATCACTAAGTATGTAGTAATATCATCGTACTGGTGCGAACCACCAGGACTCCTCGGAGTAAATTATGTCAGACGAAGTAAGCCAAGCGGAAGTGCCCGCGCCGGAATTGGAAGCTACGGTAGCCCCAATCTCTGAAGTACAAACGCCGGAAGTACCCGAAGCAGCACCTAAGACCTTCTCACAAGAAGAGTTAGACGCAGCCATCTCAAACGAAGATTATGTCGAAGCCTTGGCTGATCAACGTGCAGAGCAAAAGCTAATTGAGCGTGAGCAGCGCAAGCAACAAGCTGAAATACTCGAAACCTATCACGACAAGGAAGAAGAGGTTCGTGCGAAGTATACCGACTTTGAACAGGTCGCTTACAACCCGAATCTGCCGATTACTACCGTGATGGCCCAATCTATTCAGGCCTCGGACAACGGCCCCGAAGTGGCATACCACTTAGGTGCAAATCCCCGAGAAGCGGAACGGATTTCTCGACTATCGCCTATCTTGCAAGCCAAAGAGATTGGTAAGATTGAGGCTCAATTAGCCGCAAACCCGCCAGTCAAAAAGACTTCAAACGCACCATCGCCGATTTCACCTGTTACTGCGCGTACGACGGGTTCACCCTCATACGACACGACTGATCCACGTTCGATTAAGACTATGTCTACCTCGGAATGGATCGAAGCCGAACGCACTCGACAGATAAAGAAGCAGGAAGCGCGCCTCCGCTAACTTATTTTAGGAAACATCATGAGTAATTCGCTCCTTACTATTGACATGATCACACGGAAATCTCTAGAAGTTTTAGAGAACAACCTTGTGCTTACCCGTAACGTAAACCGCCAATACGACGATTCGTTCGCCGTTGAAGGTGCCAAGATTGGTTCAACTCTGCGTATTCGCTTACCCGATCGCGCTTTGGTGACCGACGGTGCCGCCTTGCAAGTGCAAGACGACAACGAACAGTACACAACTTTGACTGTCGCAAGTCAGCAACACATTGGTATTAACTTCACTTCTGCCGAACTCACCATGCAATTGGATGACTTTGCAGAACGTGTTCTCAAGCCTCGCGTGAGCCAATTGGCATCAACCGTGGACGCCAACGTGGCAACTGCGTACAAGAGCATCTACAACTCTGTGGGTACTCCTGGCACGACTCCTGCAACGTCTTTGGTTCTGCTCCAAGGTCAGCAAAAGCTCAACGAATTTGCCACCCCAATGGCTACCCGTTACGCAACGGTTAACCCCGCTGCCAACGCCGGTTTGGTTGAAGGCTTGAAAGGTCTGTTTAATCCAACAGGCACAATCAGCCGTCAATTCAAAAACGGTATGATGGGCGAAGGCGTATTGGGCTTAGATGAAATCAATATGTCGCAGTCGATTTCACAACACACCACAGGCGTAACACCAACCGCACCTATTGTCGCCACTACCGTGTCGGCTCAAGGCGCAACATCGTTGGCAATCAGCTTCACAAGCGGGTCGCCCACATTTAAAGTTGGTGATGTGTTCACGATCGGCAGCGTGTACGCTGTTAACCCACAAACCCGTCAATCGACAGGCTCGCTGCAACAGTTTGTTGTGACTGCTGACGTAACTGTTTCGTCAACAACCACCGCAACTCTGTCAATTCAGCCCCCGATTTATACCCCTGCAAACGCTTTGGCTACCGTGGATTCGTTCCCTGCCTCTAGCGCCGTGTTGACCTTCTTGGGCGGTTCGGCAACAACTTACCCACAAAACTTGATCTATCACAAAGATGCGATCACTTTTGCAACAGCCGATCTGTTGTTACCCCAAGGTGTGGACATGGCATCCCGCCAAGTGCATAACGGCATCTCTCTGCGTATTATTCGTCAATATGACATTAACAACGACAGAATGCCTTGCCGTGTAGATGTCTTGTACGGTTTTGCAGCAGTTCGTCCGGTCACCGCCGTGCGTATGTGGGGCTAAATAGAGTGGGGGCGCAAGCCCCCTCTTTTAAACTTTTTCAAGGAAATTCATCATGGCACTTCCAAATGGCGCAGGCGGCTATCAGCTTGGCGACGGTAATTTAAGCGAAGTTATTCTCAGCGTTCAATCAGCACCTATTGCTAAAACAGCGGCAGCAACTCTGACCGCCGCTGAATTGGCAAACGGCATTATCACCTACACCGGTGCAGCCGTTGCTTTGACAGTACCTCTAGGCGTTGATATTGACGCAGCTTTCCCTAGCATGAAAGTCAATAGTTGTTTTGACTTTTTCATCATCAACACGGGCGCAACTAACGCTGCTACGGTTACAGCCAATACTGGCTGCACTTTAGTTGGCACCGCTGCTGTTTCGGCGGCAACATCATGCCAATGGCGTGTCCGTAAGTCTGGTGATGGTACTTTTGTGTTCAACCGCGTCGCAGGTTAACGCGCAAAGAGGGGTGTGAGTTAAGCTCACCCCCCTCGCTTTTGAGGTACTTATGCACATCTATCTCAAACACCCCAAGCACGGCAACAAGGTCGCAATCTCCGATTTAGAAGCGGAGGCCGACGTCAAAGAGGGTTGGACACGGTATACTTTGGATGCGCCAGCGCAAGAAGCAGCGCCCGTCAATGAGCTAAAACGTCGTAAGCGAGCCGAATAATGCAACAGTTCTTCGATGTAGTTCAGACCCGTTCAGGCGCGGCTATTGCCGACGTAAGAGTAACGGTTTACAACTCATCGGGCGGGGCAGCTACGCTCTACAGCGATAATGGCGTTACGCCAAAAGCTAACCCCGTCATAACCAACGCTGACGGCGAGTATTTCTTCTACGCCGCCAATGGTACTTATAGCGCAGCGTTTAGTTCATCTGCTTACGTTAATGAAACCCGTACGGGCATTTTGCTGTACGATCCCGCTGATGGTACGTTTCCGTCTAGCCAAGTGGCATATATCCCCGCAGGTACGAGCGCAGTTGCTACAACTGTGCAAACCAAATTGCGTGAGTCTGTCAGCGTTAAAGACTTTGGTGCTGTGGGCGATGGGGTGACAGACGATACGGCGGCTATTCAAGCGGCTATTAATTCTTTAAGCACAAATCAAGTTTTAACGGGGTTAAATGGTACTTATGTAACAACATCATTGTTGCTCAAAAGTTACATGATTTTTCGCGATGTTAATTTAATCACTAAAGCTGGCACTACTGATTTTGTTGCGCCAATTACTATTAATGGTGTTTCTTCGCCAAAAACAAATATTGGTCTTATTAATGTCAATGTAAATGGCAATCGTGTTAACCAAACGGGAACTTTCGACCCTTCTGAAAACGGTGGCCGACATGGTTTCAGAATAAATGGTTTTGTTTCTAATTTAACAATGCTCAATTGTTCTGCAAATTATTGTGCAGGTGACGGCGCATCTTTTTTTAGTTCAACTGCTAAACCTAGTGCAGATACTTACACAGGTCTTTGTTTTCAAAACATCTACATTCAAGGTTGCACTTTTAATTACAACCGTAGAAACGGTATTTCTATTGATTCACTTAACGGGTTAAAAATAATTGGTTGCAACGCAAAATACAACGGCACTAATGTGTCAACTTCTGCTGGAATTGCGCCAGGCGCACCAATAGATTTTGAAGGGTACGGAGTAGGTACAGCTATTCATGAAGTTGAAATTGACGGCGGCGATTTTACTAGTAACGCAGGTAAATTTCTTATATACGAAACTGTTTCTACTTCTGACACAGGATTTTTGCCTAGAAAAAATATCCGCATTGCAAATGCAAGATTTAATGTGCCAAATTCTGCTTCAGATGGTTGTATTTCAATTTATGGCCCTAATTCTAATGTAGCGGGGGGAAATTACGTTTACGAAAACATTGAATTAACGGGTTGCCGTTTTGATAATTGGATTGAAATAAATGGCGTAAAAGGATTGTCAGTGTCAGGCGGTTCGGTAAATGGAGATTATGCAAGCAATACTTACTACGCAAATTTAACTAAATCTAAAAATTGGCATTTTAATATTCGGTCATCAACACCTTATGTTAGCTACGATGCTTTACCATTTACGTTAACTAAAGCCAATGTTATTGGAAGCCCTACATATACAAACGTAGCAAATGTCCTTATTGGGTTTACCGCCGATGGGTATTTAATGCAATATTCTGCAACGGTTGTTGGCGCAGCAAACACAACTTACTATACAACTTTTGCAGTAAATACTGGTTATGAAATTGGTTCTGTTTCAGGTTCTTTTATTGAAACTTCAAACCCTATAACTACAACGTATGCTATTTCGCGTGATATTTCTGTTCCCGCAAGATTTGGTGCTACCTATGTAACTGTAAACACAAGCAATCATGTACTTAGTGTTATATACGAAGTGGTAAATTTTAAATCTTAGGTATAAAAGAATTATCATGGCTTTTACATCAATTTGTTAAGGTAACACGATGACAATTCTAGCCGGTACAGTTGCGACCTACACAGCGGGAGATCAGATCAACGGCGCTTTGCGCCTAATCGGGCAACTGGCTGAAGCCGAAGAGCCGTCTGCTGCGACGGCGCAAGATGCGTTGGCGTCGCTCAACCAAATGATTGACTCATGGTCAACCGAGCGTTTGTCGATTTTTACCACTCTTGAGCAGGTGTTCCTGTGGCAGCCAGGGCGCATTAGCCAAACGCTTGGCCCATCGGGTGACTTTGTTGGGCAACGCCCCATCCTGATGGATGATGCCACCTACTTTATTGACCCCGCCAACGGCATTTCGTTTGGCATTAAACTTATCAATCAGCAACAGTACGACGGTATTGCGGTAAAAACAGTCACAAGTACCTATCCACAAGTGATGTGGATCAACACCAATTACCCCAACATTGATATGCACATCTACCCTGTGCCTACCAAGATACTTGAATGGCACTTTATCAGCGTTGATCCGCTAGACACACCTGCGCTGCTCTCGACCACTTTGGCGTTCCCACAGGGCTATCTGAGAGCGTTTAAGTACAACCTAGCGTGTGAGATTGCCGCTGACTTTGGTGTTGAGCCTAGCCCCCAAGTGTCACGCATTGCCATGGCGTCTAAGCGTAACCTGAAACGCATCAATAACCCAGGCGATATCATGTCCTTGCCTTACTCAATTGTGGGGACGCGGCAACGCTACAATATTTTCGCAGGGAACTACTAAGTATGTTTAATACTAGGGGAACATCATAAAATCTCCGATACTTGGTTCGGCGTATGTGACTCGCAGCATCAACGCTGCGAATAACAGAATGGTCAACATTTATCCAGAAATCATCGCCGAGGGCGGCAAAGAACCTGCGTTTCTGAACAGAGCGCCAGGGCTGCGTCTGCTCACAACCGTGGGTACAGGCCCCGTGCGGGGCTTGTGGACGTTTGATAACAATATGTACGTCGTGTCGGGCAACACGCTCTACAAGCTAGATATTGAGTACAAC